AGCGGGAAATCGCTGGTGCTGTGGAAACCACGCTGCACCAGTTCGCTCTTGCTCATGCCGCGGGTATTGGTACCGCGGGACTCCAGATACTGGCGGGCCAGCTCAAGCAGGGTGTAGCTGCGGAACTCCCGGCCCAGCTCGGCATCCTCACCCTTGAGGGCGCCGGGGCGCACGCGGGCCTCAAGGCCAGCAGCGATGCCGCGCAGCAGAGTGTCGCCGCTGTCGCGGGTCACTTCGACGCGGGCGGGATGGCCGATCACGGTGTCGCCCTCCAGTCGCTGGCGCATCAGGCGCACGGCCTCGCGGCTGCACTCCTGAATGGTCTTGCCGGAGCGGATCAGCTCATCAGTCTGCTCGGCGGTGAGGCCGGCATCCTGGCCGAGGCGGAGCAGGTCGCGCTCGCGGCGGAGTTCGGAAGCGGTGCGCTGTAGTTCGGCGTCTGCGGCGGGGGCGGGCTCGGGGGAGGGGCTGGGGTCGGCAGCGCGGGCCTGGGTTGCAGGCTGCTGCTCAGCCGGATCACCTCCGGCCTGGCTCTTCAGGTTGTCGGGCATGGAAGTGTCCGGGGCAGTTGTTTGATTGCGGGTTTGCGCTTTCGCGTCAAAGGGCACGCCCACCAGGCTGAGCTCCATTGGCTCCCAGTCCAGTGCGCGGTAGGTCGGCGGCTGGCCGTCAGCGCTGCGGATCGGATCAGACCACTTGTGGACCTGATACCCAACCGAGACATTGCGGATGATGCCGCTGGCCACATCACGAAAGATCGGCTCCACCTCCGCACGCTCCGAGAAGCGCACGCGGGCTCGGCCCTCTCCGTTCTCAATCCAGGCCCGCTCCACCACCCCGAGGATGTTGGAGAGGTCGGCGGATTGATGGCTGTTCAACAGCGCGGCGCCGTTGTTCAGCCGGTCGAGGCGCACGGCATCAGAGCTCATGTCGAGCTCTTCAAACCAGTCGCCATCGAACCAGGAGGCGCGCCGCCCCCGGGCGCCCGTGGTCCAGGTCAGCTCGATTGTGCGAGCGTCAGGGTTCAGCGTCGCCGGCTGGAAGGCCGCGCGCCGCATATCACTGGGCTGGGGGTGTTGATACTCCATGCCTCACAGGCTACGGAGTTACTCCTGGGCTTCCGGTTCTGCAGTATCAACAGCCGCAGCGGATCGCCCGGCAGTGGCCGTCATTCCATCCACGCTCAGCGCCAGGCCCTTGGCGCGGGCGTCGGCCATGTCGGCCTCCAGCTCGGCCATCACCTCAGCCGGGATGAATCCCAGGCTCCGCTGCACCTCAGACAGGCTCATGAATCCGGCCTTCACACCTTCGATCAGTGCTGTGATCTCCTTGGCGGGGTCCACGAGCTCGCGGCGAGGCGGGGTCCAGATCATGCGGCGCGGGCCACGCACCTGGGCCAGCCTGGCGGCATCGTTGAACCAGCGATGCACCGGGTCCAGCACCTGCGGGATGGTGACGTTCCAGCGCCAGGCCGCCACGTTGCGGTGGAACTCAAGCCACCCCATCCGGGCGCTGCTGAAGTTCACGTCCGACAGGATGCCGGTCAGGGCCTCGAACGTGATCCCGTAGCCAGCTGCGACCGCGTGCAGGTGGTGTTTCTGGTGGCTCACATAGTCTGGGCTTTGGGGAGGGCTTGAAAACTGAATCTGCTTCCCATCCGGTAGGATCTCGATCGCGCCCGGCTCCAAGGTCTCAGTCAGCGGCTGCGCTGCCGCCAGGTCGCTGGGCTCGTTTGAGTAGACAAACGCCGTGAAACACGCCGCGATTTTGGTCTTCAACAGCATCGCCTGCGTGATGTCGTCAATATCCCGCAGGTGCAGCAGCACCGCCGACCCAAACGGTACGCCGATCGACTGGCCGGGGCGGTTCACCTCGTAGGTGTGGATGATCTCCGACGCGGGCACGAAGTCGCTCTGGATCTTGACCCCGTTCCATTCCGTCTCGCCCGGGTGGGTCTGGCGGATCCAGTACCCCTCAAGTCGGCCGTCACGGTCGTATTGCTGCCCAAACTTGATCCGGCTGCCGTCATCGCGGCTGAAGTCGAGGAAGTCCGGCTCTAGCACCTGCAGCCGCAGGCCAACCAGTCCCTGATCCATCATGCGCTCATCCATCCGCCGGCGGATCAGGCAGCTGCCGCGCACGGCGGTGGTGCGGGCAATCAGCGACTGCAGGCCGTACCAGTTCAGTTTCGCGGCGTAGTCGCATTCCACCGTGTCGGCCCAGTCGTTCCAGGCCTGCTCATACCGACGGCTCCCGCCCTGCGGGCTGCCGATGATGCCGTCGCCCACCCAGTTATTCGTAATCACCCGCACGGCCCGGTTGGCCCAGGGGTTACTGTCCACCAGATCCTGATGCCGCCGCGTCAGCAGCCGCCAGGCGGTGCGGATGTCAGCATTGGGCCCGCCGTTGCGGGTGTACCAGTTCTCGGTTCTGCGGCTCTCCTTTGCCGACTCGAACGCCCGTAGGTGGGTGATGGCGAGCTCTTTCTGCGCGGACTTGAGGGCCAGCTCCAGTTGATCGCGGGTGGGTCGCTTGGCCATCAATCCCTCTTGAAGCTGGCGTAATGCCGACGGCGGCCGGCGCCGGTGATGCCGAGCTCTTCCTCCATGGTGGCCTTGAGCTTCATCATGTCGGTGAGGTTCCGGTAGCTCACCTGCCTGCCGTTGGAGCTGACGCTTGTGACGCCCTCGGCAATCGCAGCCACTAGATCGTCGTACTGCTGCTGCGTGAATGCCATTGGCGACACCTCCCCGGTTCAGGCTACCGACTGAGCCAGGAGCCCTTGCGGCGCTCGACTTGGGCGGGCGCCACCGGCCCTGCCAGCTGGGCCTCCAGCTGCTCCCACATCGTCGCCCGGTTGTAGCGGCGTTTCAGTAGCTCCAGCATCGCCAGGCAGTAACCCGCCAGGTCGAGCGGTTCGTTGCGGGCGCCGCTCGGTTTCACCCACTCCAGCACCTGAAACCCTTTGACGTACCGCGGCTGCAGCCGCTCGCAGGTGAGGCCCTGCAGATAGTCCTCCGTGGTGGCGTTGTCGAAGTGGATGCAGCCGGGGCCCGGCTCGTCGATCTTGAGGCGGCTGTAGATCGTGCGCTTGAGGCCGTGCACGCCCAGTAGGTAGAGCGTCACGCCGTTAGGGATCGTCTTGCCCCTGAAGGTCACGTCCTGCTTCGACGGCCTGCCCAGCACCGGGGCGCCGCGGTTGCTGCTGCCCTTGATCGCCACCACCCCCTCACGGGCATACCGCCGGCAGTATTCGTACGCCTCGCCGGTGAAGTGGCCGCCGGTGTCCACCGCGCAGAACTGCGCCCGGATCGTTCCGCCGCACTGCCGAGGCCAGTCGATCTCGCGAATCGTCGTCACCTGCTCCCACACGTCATCGGCGCCGGGGTCGCCGTCGATCTTCTGATGCCAGATCCGCCAGGCTTCCTCGCCCTTGCCGTAGCCCCACACGGATACCTCCAGCCAGGAGTCCTGAACGTCCACAGCCATCACCACCGCCAGCACGCCAGCCGGGCAGGTGCCGTGGTCGTAGCCGCCGACGCGGGCCATCAAGCCATCGGCTGAGACCTTCGCCAAGCTCTCATCCTCCCAGGCCTCGGCGGCGCGCTTGTTGATCCAGCCCTTGAGCAGCAGGGGGTCGCTCTTGGCGCGCAGGAACTCATCGCGGATCTGCTCCCAACTGGTCCAGCCCAGCGGCGCATACCAGCCCGGCAGGTGAAACCCTGCCGTCATGCCGTCACCCTTGGCCGTGGGCGTCCAGATCGCCTTGCTCAGCATCTGCTGTTTGTGGTACTGGGCCACCCGCTCGCCGCAGGCCGGGCATTGGCAGAACACCTCGCCATCGGGCCGATCCCAGACCATGTGATCTCGCCAGCGGATCACCTCATTGGCGCCGCAGCAGGGCATCCATGCGCGGTAGTACCGGCGATCGGATCTCGTCTCGAACTCAGCCGTGATCCGGCAGGCGCCGCGGCTACCTGGGGTGCTGGTGATCAGAACCTTGCCCATGGGAAACGTCGAGGTCCTGGCCTCCGCGTTCTCCAGCGGGTCGCCCTTGTCATCGGCCTCCATCGGGTAAGAGCTCACCTCGTCGGCCGCCAGGTAAGCCGCCGGCATGGACTGCAGGCCGCTGCCGCTGTTGGCGCCGGTGAGCACGAACAGGCCGCCGTCAAACTCCTTTAGGAACATGGTGTTTCCCGAGTCCCTGGACCGGGCCGGGGCGATCTTTTCCGCCAGCTGCGGGGTCTCGCGCAGCAGCGGCTCCAGCCGCTGGCGGTTGAGGCGCTTGGCCATGTCCAGCGTCGGCTGGACCAGCAGGGTGGGGCCTGGCCACAGGTCGATGATCGATCCCAGCCAATTCAGGATCACCTCCGTTTTCCCCATCTGGCTGCCGAACATCAGCACTACCCGCCGGGTCGGGCTGCTGGGGCTCAGGCAGTCCATCGGCTCGCGCAGGTAGGGGGTGCGCTCGGTGCGCCACGGGCCTTTCTCGGCGGCACCCTTGCCGCTAAGGATCCGGTGCTGGTCGGCCCATTCGCTCACCGTCGTGGCGGATGGCGGGGCCAGTGCTGCCAGCAGGGCATCCCGGTAAAGCAGCGCGCCGTCAGCCATCGGCCAGCACCCTCAGCGCTGTGCGCAGTTCTTCGCTCAGCAGCCGGTGCACCTCGCCGCTGTCCTGGGCCGCGGCGAGAAGGGGGGCGACACGGTTGGGGATCGAGAGGATGTTGTCGCGGATCTGCCGGCCCAAGGTGCTGGCCATCCTCTTGACGTCAGCGGTGGGCACCAGCTCCTCTCGCTCCTTCAGGGCTTGAAGCCGGGCGATCTCCGCGTTGTAGTGCTCCTTGCGCTCCCGGCTCACATCCAGGCCGGGGATCTGATCTTCAGGTAGACCCATGATCAGGGTCTTCAGCTGCTCCCCGGTGGCAGCCGGCACCTGGGCTGGAGGTGGCGGGTCGGCACTGGCCTCGATCGGTTTGCGGTCCCGCTCCTTCGCCTCGGCTGAAACCCGCTCCGATCCGTTGCGCTTGGTGTTTCGGTCCCACAGCTCCAGGGCCTTGTCCCGGTTGAGCATCCGCTTGCCGTTGCGCTCGACGATGGCGTCTTTGATGCGGGACTTGGCGGCGATCGTGACGGCTGGAGCGGAGACGCCTTTCAATCGGGCGAAATCGCTGAAGCTGACAAGCATTTAAGCCAGCCTTTAACGTTTAACTTCAGGGTACGGGGTGCTTAAAGGCGCGGCTGGGGTAGGGGTTATTGCGAGCCATGTCAAGGCCGCTGGGTTAAGCGGTTCTCAATAGTCCCGCTGGAAAAACCGCGCGCGACGGGACGACC